TGTTCCGTTGCGACATGTTTTACATTGTCTTCTTTTTTCTGGAAATTCATCCTTATTTTTTATCTTATAACATTTTCTACATATTTGCTCATTATCTTTGATTTCAAGAAGAGTAGGATCTCTTCTAATTTGTTCAGCTGTCAAAACACCAGTAGTTATTTTTACATCTGCTATATCTATCATTGAATCACATTTCATACATATTGTAAGTGGTGAAAGACTTTTCATAGTAAATAATTTTATATTTTGATATCCTTGACAATATCCATTGCAATATCTGAAACCCTCACCAGCCTCTTTATTTTTCTTATCATAATCATACCTTAGTAAATAATTTGGTAAAATTAATGATAACTTTCCTGCGAAATTTAAATATTTTTTATCAAATAATTCGGCATCTTGTTCTACATTAAGTTCTTCTTTACTTTCTTCATTTTCATCAGTAGATTCTTCCACTTCTTCTGATTGAAATGATACAGGTGGTTCTTCTAAATTATATTTCCATAAATTATCTTCAATTTTACTATTAAATCCACAAGCCTTATCTATTTCCTTATAACCATTAATAATAAAATCTACATTATCAAACTTATCTAAAATAATCCATTCATGACTTTGAAATTGTAAATGTTTTTCAAATCTAATTTTTATATTTTTTTCAAATAATTCATAATGAGGTGTATACATGATAAACAAAACTTTTATCTTTGGTATCATAGTTCTATCACTAGTCAATCTCTCATTTATATTGTCAGTAAAACCTATCTTAAATTTATTTAACGGATTTTCTGGATCTTTCAATATATAAACACACCCTCCTTGTTCTATAAATTTATATCTATGTCTAAATTTTTTCTGATTTAGTTCTAAACTTAGTTTAGTTTTAATAACAATTTTTTGTTCATCAGATAACTTCTTTTCAATCTCGATTTTCTGTTCTTCTAAAATTTTCTTTTCTTCCTCAATTTTAAGCTTTTCTTCCTCAAGTTTTATATTTTTATCTATTATACTTTGAATTTTATATTCTCCTTTCTTTCTTAAAGATGGAAGTATTTCTTCACATACTACTTCTTGAAATTTTTGCGCTACTGGTTTGTTTGAACGCATTATTAGTTTATACAATCCAGCTTCATTAATACAATTTAACCCTTGTATTTTTCGTGCAGTAGATGTGACCTCGGAGTTTTCTAGGTCACATATTTTTTTCCATTTATCGGGTAAACTTCTTAATGTATCGGTAACATTTTTTAATCCTAAAATTTTACATATATCTATTGCAACAAATAATGGATTATCATAAGAACCTACAATTCTTATTGTTTGTTCATTAAAGTTAATTGTTTGATCTATAGAATTTATTAAGGTTGTCATCTTTTAATTATAAATTTCTAATCTTTAAATATTAATTTATAAAAATCTATTTTATAAATTATAAAATTCTATTTATATGTTTTAATGATTGTTCGTGTTTTTTTTTACTTTTAATATTTAAAATAGATCCACAAATGCAAGTATACTTTTTATTTTCTTCCTCGAGTTTTATATTTTTATCTATTATACTTTGAATTTTATATTCTCCTTTCTTCCTTAAAGTCGGTAGTATTTCTTCACATACTACATCTTGAAATTTTTGCGCTATTGGTTTGTTTGAACGCATTATTAGTTTATACAATCCAGCTTCGTTAATAATATTCATATTTTGTTCTCCTCCAAAGGTACTTAATAACTTTAAGCCCCTCCATTTTTCTGGTAAAATCTTTATTGCATTTGTGATATTTGGTAATTCAAGTATACTACAAATGTCTTTTGCTACAAACCAAGGTTCTTCATATGTACCAATTACACGAATATTTTTTTCGTTAAATGAGACTGTTTCGTCAATTTGTTTTAGTAATTCCATTTTTATTTATAAAATCTAATCTTTAAATAGGGTTTATTTTTATTTTAAAATATTTATAGTACCTTTTAAAGCTTATTTTCCACCTTATTTATAAATATTTAATTCAGGGGTACCATTAACTTTCGTACCCTTTTTTATGTTTCTGTAACAATAATTAATCCTAAAATTTTGCAGATATCTTTAGCTACAAATAACGTATTATAATGTTTAAATCTTTGCTTAAAAACAAAATTTTAGTAATAAAATATTTAACATTTCATGGATAACTCATCTTATTTTATAAAAAATAGGTCTTTATTTGGAAGTTTTCCAACACAAGATTCTGTTGAAGAGCTTGAAAACCATGGTGTAAGATATTTTGTAGATTTAACAGATATAGACAAAGAAAAAAAAATTTCTGCTTATAAAACAAAATATACTTACATAAATTATAAGATAAACGATAACTCAGTCCCAATTGACCTATTATCCTTTTCTTGTTTTATAATCAAGATAAGTAGAATAATAAAAAATCTAACTACGGAGCAAAGGGTATATATTCACTGCAAAGGGGGGCATGGGAGGTCTGGTATCGTTGTAGCATGTATTCTATGCTATATTTTCAATTTAAGTCCTCAAGAATCATTAAACTATACAACAAAATGTCATAGTCGTAGGAAAAATATGAAAGAACGATGGAGGCAATTAGGTTCTCCGCAAAATTATTATCAAAAAAGATTCGTGTACAAGTTTTTTGAAACTCTAAACATTACTAAGACAGATGAAAATACAGAAAAATTATCCTTTTTCTCAAATCACCCTATTAAAACCGAAACAGAAACCTACAACAACGTATATGAAGCATATTCTAAATACATAGAAAAATATTCTTTTGGAGATGAAAATGTAGACGATAAAATTAAAATTAAAATTATGTCTACCATATTAAGAATGAAACTAAATAAGTATCCAGAAATACATAGTATGATTATGAATACTGGATTAAAGAGGTTGATTTACGTATCAAAAGAGGATATTTTTTGGGGAAATGGTGTAACTAACACAGGAAAAAATTATTTAGGTAAAATATTGATGAAAATTAGAAACGATTATTATGAACAACAATCGAAGTCTAACAATTAGTACATTTTTTTTCTTGTATATTATGCTTTATTTTATCTACAATATTTACCTTGTTTGCGGTATTTAAAACCTTATCCTCCTCGTGTCCAGGATAATAAAGCGTTTTTGTGTATTTCATATCATATATGTTGTTGTATCTAGATAAAAATTTTGTATTTGAAGGAATAGCTATAGTTTGTGGTGTACATGCATTTCCTAAAACTGAATAACTATTGTAATATGTCATCTTTATTATTTAAAAAAATAAAATTACTAAAAATTTTTATTTAAATATTAAATATCTTTAAATAAAAGTATGTCAAACAACAGATATCTAGAATTTGATTCAACATATAGAAATAGAAATGAATGGCCTTTGGCTTCTGAATTTCAAATACCAATTTCTCAATCTGGTAGGAAAAATAATACTGATGCTTTAGACCCTGTTTGCTTATCAACTCCAATTACTGCTTGGACTTCAAACTTATTAAATGCAACTACTAGTTCCGTTAATTTAACAGGTGCTATATTATTCAACAACGCAAGCCCAGTTTTAATATCAAATACTTCTGATAATCAAAGTTTTATTATTAGAACAGCAGTATCGACATTACAACAACTCGAAAATTATTACAGCGGATTAGTTATAACAACTACAAGCGGAAGTGTTATATCAAGAAGAAGAATTTTATCTTATAAGTATTTAAGTAGTGATGCAACTTATGATTTTGGAATAGTTACTACTGAAGCAAGTTTTCCAGAAGGATTAGTAGATGGAACAACTTTTTTAATTAAAGATCCTACAGATTTATCCGATACAAGCAATCCTTATTTTTTCGTACCTGCTGGAAGAGTTCAAAAAAATGGATATACTGGATATATTTTATATAACGAAACTTACAAACAATATAGACCTATTTCAGAATATATTTCTATTACACACATGATTTCTTTAAATACAACAGGTTCAGCATCTTTTAGTAGCGGTCCTGTAACTGGGTGGTTAGCAACACATAATTATTCTATTCGTAAAGAAATTCCTTATTCAGTTAGTTCTATATATCAATTTAGCCCAATTGCACCATTTTCAACAAGTTCAATAGTTGTATCTGGATTGGGCTCTACAGATACAAATTTTTACAAGAATTTTGCTGTCAGAATTATTCCAGATGGAAGTCTAGGTACTCCGCAATATTACAAATATATAAGTAATTTACCATATAACTCTGTAACTAGTGACTTAACAAATCAAGATAGAATAATAAGTTCTTCTACTTATAACTCAGGATCAGGAAATACTACATTTATTTTAAATCAACCTTTAACATTTACTCCTACAGGAACTACTTTATTTGAAATTTTACCATTCTCTTATGATAATTTTAACCCGTTTACCTATACAGGAAGTATGGTATCGCAACAAGACATGGTTTGTTATGAAGTTGAACTACTAAATTTAATTCTTCCAAATGAAGTATTAGCTGTGGGCGAAGGTGGTAGAATTGCATTTTATCCTTACGTATATGTTCAGATTTCAAATGTGTCATCTTCAAATGGAAGATTATCAAATATAATTTACTCTAATAATCCACATGCAGTTAGAGCTATATTTAGAGTACCGATTGATGATGTTATTAATCCTATAATCTCAACTTTTATTAAGGTGGATGGAGATGGTATGGTGCAAACAATTAAGTTTAAGCCAAACGATAACTTATATTTTAGCGTATTTTTGTCAAATGGAGAATTATATAAGACGATTCTACCGGAAAGATATTCTCCTGCTTCTCCTAATCCTGCGTCACAAATTAGCGCATCTTTTAGTATAAGAAGATTGTAAGAAAAAATTGTAATATTAAACTTATTTTAAGTTTGATATTAAATTTGAATATTTTGTTTTTGAATTATATTTGCAAGGTGTTTTGCTGTTTTCAGATGTCTTGATATTCCAGAATAAGCAACTTTACTACCACATTCACATATCTTTTTATTTAGCAGTTTTTCTCTATTTTTTTGATGATATTCTTTACCCTTTTGTTTAACTTTTTCTTTATTTTGATTGTAATATAATAAACTTTTTTCTAATATTTCTTCTTTATGTTCTTTGTAATAATTTTTATATATATTTAAAATTAAATATATATAAAAACTTGTAAAATTAACACTAAAACTCGTCATTTTCATCAAAATTCCAACTATCTTCTTTTGGGGCTAAAATCGAGCTGTGAAAATACTCAGAGATTTTCTGCTCAAAGAAATTTGTCTTGCCATCGAGATTTATATTCACCATAAAGTCAAATGGGTTGGTAGCCATATAAATTTTATTAAATCCAAGTTGAACGAGTAGTCTATCTGCAACATATTTAATATATTCCCTCATTAAGTCTGAGTTCATGCCTATTAATTTACAAGGTAAAGATTCACATATAAATTCTTCTTCTATTTCTACAGCTTCTTTAAATATTTCTTCTACTCTTTCTTGAGTAACTTTATTTGCTAAATGTTCATATATTAGTACTGCAAATTCAGTATGCATTCCTTCATCGCGAGAAATTAATTCATTACTTTTACCTAGTGCTTTAGTCATTTTATTCCTATTTTTTAGCCAGAAGACCGAACAGAAGGCGCCTGAAAAAAAAATTCCCTCTACAACCGCAAATGCTATCACTCTTTCTTCAAAAGGTCTTTCATTATTTAACCATTTAAGAGCCCAATTTGCTTTTTTTGCTACACAAGGTATATTATCAATTGCATTAAATAAATATTGTTTTCTTTTTACGTCCTTAATAAAAGTTTCTATAAGTAATGAATAAGTCATCGCATGAATATTCTCTATCATACCTTGAAAAGCATAAAAATTTCTAGCTTCTGGAGCTTTAACTTCGACACAAAAATTTGTTATTAAATTCTCAAGAACAATTCCATCCGCCCCCGCAAAAAACGCTAATATATGTTCAATAAAATATTTTTCATTATCATTTAAAGATTCCCAGTCATTTAGGTCTGCTGCATAATCTATTTCTTTTGCAGTCCAAAACATACCTTCTGCAATATCGTATGCATTTTGTAATTTAGCATATTTTACAGGTAGTTGAGTAAATCTAGAATTATCTTCTGTTAATAGAGGTTCACGGAGTCTTTCTTGAGTCATTTTATTATCTTAAATATTTTAATTTTTTAAAATCATTTTTTATTTTTTATTTTTTATTTTTTTTACAATAATACTCTTTGTTTAAGGTCTTTTACAAACTCCTCAATAAAATCATCTTTATATTCCTCCGAATATAACCAATATTTTTTTATCTCTACTTCCTCTACTTCTTCTACTTCTTCTACTTCTTCTACTTCTTCTACTTCTTCTACTTCCTCTACCTCCTCTACTTCCTCTACTTCCTCTACTTCTTCTACTTCTTCTTCTTTATCAAAAGAAAATTCATCATATACAAAAAGATTATTCGTTATAGCTTGATTATCAAGTGGATAATTGTACATGTCTGATATATCCTTATTTTCTCCAACTAAAAAAGTATAAATATTTTTAAATAGTTTCATTTTATTTAAAAATATTTTTGTTTTAAATTTCAAATTAATTTAAAGATATATTTTTTTAATATAAAATGGATTCTTTATTTATATTTTCAGGAGCATGTGCCAACGATCTAATTAATAAACATTTATGGGTAAAGGGTGCATCCTTATTTATACCACAAATGAATGAATTATTAGATCATACAGATTATAAGTTTGAAGTAACAGACATGAAAAGTTTTGATAATGACGAAGCAGGATTTTTTTCTGACATATTGAAGAAAAATAAATCGGATAAATCTAACCCAAATAATTATTACATCTTATATTCCTATATTATTAATAGATTAGGAGGTAGAGATGCACATTTGGATACTTTGGAAATAGGAATAGGTACAAATAATCCAGCTTTAGTATCTAATATGGGTGTAAATGGAAGACCCGGTGCTTCTTTATATGCCTTTAAAGAGTATTTAACAAATTCTACTATACATGGAGCTGATGTTGATAAGGATATTCTATTTCAAGAAGATAGAATAAAAACAAGTTATGTTGACCAACTAGAATCAAATTCTTTTACTGAAATGTTGAATAATTTCGGAAATATTAAATATGATTTAATAATAGATGATGGGCTTCATTCCATAGGTGCTAATTTTAACACACTATTATTTGCTCTAAAAAATATAAAGGAAAAAGGATGGATAGTGATAGAAGATATTCATGGTATCCATAAATGGAAGGCTATAGATTTTATCTTAAAGAGCACTAATAAATATAAGACATATATTGTAAATACAAATAGTCGCGCTCATTTATATGTTATTAATAAGTTGTAAATTTAATATTAATTTAAATATTAAATTTTTATGTAATAAAATGGATTCTTTGTTTCTTTTTTCGGCAGGTTCAGCAAATGATAGACTAAATAAAGATTTATGGGTGAAGGGAGCGTCATTATTTATACCTCAAATTAATAATTTAATAAATATACACACCGAATATCGTCTTCGTATTAATTCTATTGATGAATTTGAACACGATAATAGTAGAATACTTGGTTATATATTAGCAAAAAATAAATCAGATAAATCAACTACGCATAGATACTACATTTTCTATTCTTATATTCTTAATAAACTAGGTATTGAAAAAGAGTTAAATACTTTAGAAATTGGTTTAGGTACTAATAATCCTAATTTAGTCTCTACTATGGGTGTTGATGGAAGGCCTGGGGCTTCACTATATTCTTTTAAAGAATATTTGCCAAATTCAAATATATATGGTGCTGATATAGATAAAGATATTCTATTTGAGGAAGATAGAATAAAAACTTGCTATGTTGATCAATTAAATTCTACCTCATTTGAAGAAATAAAAAATAAATTTGGCGATATCAAATATGATTTAATAATAGATGATGGACTTCATTCTATAGGTGCTAACTTTAATACGTTATTATTTGCTTTAGAAAATTTAAACGAAAATGGATGGGTAGTAATAGAAGATATTATTTATGGTTCAAATTGGCAGTCAATAGATTTTATTTTAAATTCTACAAATAAATATAAAACATATATGATAGCTACAGGTACAGGCCTTCTATACGCTGTAAATATGCTGTAAATAAGATGTAAAGATAGTTGGTGACTAATTTATATTTTAGAATACTTAAATATATTCTAAAATAAGACTATAAATTTTAAAAATTGAAATTTTTTTAAAGTAATTAAAAGTATAAAAAAATAAAAAATATCTAACATAGAATATGAAAAAAAATGTTAGTAAAAAAAAATAAATGTCAATTAAAAGAATATCTTGATAAAGAGTATCCTATAGCTAAAATTATGTTTTCTAATATGGATAAAATTGACATTTTACATATGCTTACTAAAAAATATATATCTATAAAAAATAAACTCGAAAATAAACTCGAAAATAAACTCGAAAATAAACTCGAAAATAAACTCGAAAATAAACTCGAAAATAAACTCGAAAATAAACTCGAAAATAAAGAAAAAATTATAGAATTATTTAATACTAATGTAAAAGGTAAAAAAATAAAAAAAAATAAATCGCATTATGGTAGTGAAGGATACTGGTTAGAAGAAAAAATGGGGTTAAAACCTAATTGTAAAAATAAACCAGATATTTTTGGATACGAAATGAAAAAAGACTCAAGAAAAATAACATTTGGTGATTATAGTGCAAGTGAATATTTATTTTCAAACAAAAAGCCTATTATTGAATGTGTAAATTGTTGGAAAGAAAATGAAATTCATATATCAAGAGACAATTTTATAAGATATTTTGGAGCTCCTAATAAGTTAAAAAATAATAGATATTCATGGAGTGGAACTTGTGTACCAAAATATGGTTATTGGAATAGTTTTGGACAAATTATGTACTTTAATAATCAGTTAGATTTATGTATATCATATTCGTTTGAAAAAGATAGTCGTGAAATTAAAAATACATTTCCGAAATTTTTACATACAAATAATCTTCTTATAGTAATATGGAAATGTTGCAAGTTAAAAGACCATATAAATAATAAGTTTAATAAGAAAGGTTTTTTTATTTGTAAAAAAAATAACATGGATACATATCAAAATATATCCTTTGGTGTTCCTTTTAATTATCAACATTTTGTGTCTAATATTAAAAATAGTAATATTATATTTGATAGTGGTATGTACATAGGAAATACTAGAAATTATTCTTCTTTTAGAAGCTCAGCAGGTAATTTTTGGAATAAATTAATTACAGAAACATTTTAATTTTTTAAGTAACTAATATACTTAAAAAATAAAACTATATTAAGATAAAATATCGCTTATATATTTTCCTAAATGATATGCAAATTTACAGGCTACAGCATTACCTATTTGAATTATAACATCTTTTTTAGAACCTTCTATAATATAATCATCTGGAAAACTTTGAATTCTTTTTAACTCTAATATAGTTAATCTTCTTATTTCAGTATCACTATATTTTACAAGAGAATCATATCCATCTTTCCAGTATCTAGCTGGTATAGTATAAGATGGTTTATTAAAATCTAAAAATTGTGCGCCAAATCCTGTACCATTTTCTTTTGATTTTTTCTTTTTGTTTTCTATACCTGTTATAGCTCTTTCACTTAAATAATAGCTTTTATCTATTTGTTCTTTTGATAATAAAATATTTTTAACAGGAATTCTTTTTTCAATACTTAATATAGGCTTTATTTCAGTAGGTATAATATCTAAATCTTTTCGAACTCCAACTATAATTGTTCTTCTCCTATTTTGTGGAACTTCAAAATCACTCGCATAAAGTTTCATTACTATACAATTATAGTTTATATTTAATTTAGCCATAATAATATCAATAACTTTTTCATTATTTTCAGTTTTCATAGATAAAATTCCAATTACATTTTCCATTATGAAAGCCTTTGGTTTAAAATAGTTTAAATACTTTAGATATTCCATAAACAAAGAATTTCTTGGATCTTTTGTATCTCTTTTACCTGCTATACTAAAACCCTGACATGGTGGCCCTCCTACTATTAAATCAACAATTTTATTTTCTTTATTGTATAATAAGTTGAATTTTTCAGGGGGTAATTTTGTTAAATCTTCGCAAATTGCTTGATGTTCAAAATTTTTTTTATAATTATTTATTGCTTTATCCCAAATATCAACACCTGCGATTACATTTAATCCAGCATCGGTAAGACCTTTTGACATACCGCCAACTCCGCAAAATAAATCAATAACATTAAGCATTTTTATAACTTTATAATTTTATATTTATAAATATCAATTTTAATTTTTTAAATTCTTAAAATATTTATAGATCATGAAATATCCAGAAGATTTTGATGATAAAGAAGAGTTGTGAGATTATGTTATCGTAATTATTCTAAAAACTGACATAACTCCTAGTTTAAAAAATACCCACCCAAAAGTATATACATTTTTTGTATCTTTATTTCAAATACATCCCAAAAAGATAGAAAAGAAATAGCTCTTATTACTGACATAGCTATTCGTAAATTTCTAAAAATAAAAGAGAAAAAGAATCTTGATTTTAGTGTATATCAGTTCATTATTATTAAAAATAATAACAAGCAAGATACTATTTGATGGAATAAATGTATAATGATGTCTGAATATCCATTTGAAAAACTTGTAAATTGGGCTATGAGATATGCGGTTAAAAATCAGATTTTAGACTTTAAAAATGCAAATATAAATAAATCATGTGAATTATGTGGTTCATATGCAAATATTACAGCAGATCATCTAATAAAATTTAAAAATCTAAAAGAAAATATTCTTTTGGAGAATCAAGAATATCCAAAAGAATTTGACAAAGATGAATTAGGTTCTATAATATTTAGGAAAGAAGATATTGTATTCGAAAAGCTATGGCAGGAATATCATAAAAAAATGCTACTTTACGAATTCTGTGTAAAAATTGTAATGAGAAACTTGATGACTATCCTACTTCAAAATATAATAGCAGAAGTAAACATAGAGATAAAGCGCTAAAAAGAAAGTCTTAAATCTATTTCATACCTATATATAGGTATGAAATAATATATTTAACTAAGCTTTTGTAGCTAATTTTTCCAGACATTTAGCATGTCTTGCGCTTTCTTTATGCTTCTTCATTCTATAATGAGTTACTATCATACCACACTCGCATGTTTCTTTTTTCTTTCTTTGTTCTGTGATTTTTGTCTTGTAATTTTCTTCGTAATATTCTTTTCTTTTTTCTAAAATTTTTTCCTTGTTTTCTTTATAATATTCTTTTCTTTCCTCTAAGATTATCTCTTTATTATTGTTATAATATTCTAAGACACTTTTTATCATATCTTCCTTATTTTCTTCATAGTATTCTTTTTTCTTTGCCGATATAGTTTCAAAATTATTTTCATAATATTCTTTTTTTAAGTCAGCTATTATTTCTTTATTATCTTCGCGATATTCTTTTTGTTGTAAGTATATTTTCTCTTTATTTTCTTCACGATACTTTTGATGTCTATCTTTTTGTTTTTCCTTATCTTCTTTTTCAGCTGTTTTTTTAGGATAAATCACATAATCAACATTCTCAAAAAATTTTAAACATATATCAAACATATCTGTAAATAATGTTATATTTGTATGTTCGGGTAATAAAAATACGTCTCTACCAGCTTTACATCTATATTCTCCAAGTTTCATAAGTATTGATGCTTCAACTATATCCATTATTTTTGAATTTGGACATGATAAGTAATAAACGACTCTAAAATCATGTAACTTATTATGATCGTAATCTTCTTTTCGTTGACTTAAGTTAACTGATTTACCTATAACATATTCTCCTATTATTTCGGCTTCATTCGTAGTCATAAGATATACAACATTTTCTTTATCTACAATATCTTTTGGTTTTTTAACGTATTTTTTTACTAACTTCTTATTTTCTTCCTCAATTTTATTTTTTTCTTCCTCTATTCTTAATTTTTCTTCTTCAAGTTTTTTATTTTTATCTAATATACTTTTTATTTGATATTCGCCTTTCTTTCTTAAAGTAGGAAGTATTTCTTCGCATACTACTTCTTGAAATTTTTGCGCGACAGGTTTATTTGATCTCATTATTAGTTTATACAATCCAGCTTCGTTAATTGTTATCATGGTTTGTTCTCCTCCAAAGGTGTTTAATAACTTTAAACCCCTCCATTTTTCCGGTATAATTTTTATTGCATTTGTGATATTTGGTAATTCAAGTATAGTACATATATCTTTGGCCACAAACCAAGGTTCTTCATAGGTACCAATTACACGAATATTTTTTTCATTAAATGAGACTGTTTCGTCAATTTGTTTTAGTAATTCCATTTTTATTTATAATACCTCTTTAACCACGTTTTTATGCTTATTTTATAACTAATTTGAATTATAAAATAATAGGCTCAATCGTAGTCGGAATCTGAATTATCTATATTACAAGAATCTTTCTCAATTTGCTCTTTTGACTTAATATATATATTAATTTCTCCTAGATTACCTACATTTGACTTAAAATATAGTGGTTTGCCTGCAAAAATTTGAATATTTGTATTTAATCCAGCTAGCTTGGATATTCTACTTAGTGTTTCTGTATTAAATTCTTGGTCATATTTAATATCTTCATCTTCATCTTCATTATCATCTAAATCTCCAAATGAAACTGTTCTACCATATACTCCTGTTGCACTACAACTAAAGTTTATTGAATATTTTTTTGCATTTACTTGTATAACATTTCCTATATTACCCAATTCTTTTAGCATCTTTTGATAGTTAATTGAAGATATAGATATAGGATTTAAATAACCTGTTGGCAAGTCTATTTCTAAATTTTGAATGCTTTGAATCTTAACAGTCGAAGTAGTAGTTCTATTGTTCTCTTTAGGTGTAACTTTGATACATAAATTGTTCGGAAATTCATCGTCAATAAACAGCTCTATCGCATCTTTCTTCTTGACCGGGCGAAGCATCTTATGAAAATGTGCCATGTTGATTCCTAGAAACATTTTCTTCGAATTAAATTTAAACATGGTAAACCCGCTACTTTGAGAAAATAATTTTAAATCTATAAGAACACGCCTGTGATGATCCATCATTCGTAAAAAAATCCCTGTATTATCAATTTCAAAGCATCCTGTCTTTATATTATTTGCAAGTAATTCTGCTAATATTTTAAATGCATATGCTTCGTTACTTTTTGCTCTAAATATTATTGTCATTTGAATTTAAATTAATAGTTTAAATACTTTAAATTAAAATTTTAAAAAAAAAATATATAATAAATAAAATGTCCAACAATATATTTTTAACAAAACCTATTGCTTATCTCACAATAAATGACTTTGATAGTAATGGTAATATAGTAAATCCTAAACTAAAAAACGGAAAAGTTATAATTATGATTCAAGCAAATTTCTGCGGTTATTGTACTATCGCTAAACCTGCTTTTCAAGAATTAGCAAATCAAAATCAATCAAACTTTATTTGCGTAACTATTCAAGGAGATGGAAAAGAACAAGGAGAAAAAGAGTTAAATGATATGATAAAAAAAATCGACCCTACTTTTAGAGGATTTCCTAGCTATGTAGGATATAAAAATGGAAAATATGTTAAGTCACATTCTGGAGGAAGAAATAAGGAAAATTTGGTAGCATTTGCGCAATCATTCTAAATATTTTTAAAAAATATTATTTTTAAAAATAAAATAATAACAATAAAAGAGTTATGGTTAAGATAAATAACGAAGAATTTAAAACATATGATCTCGATTCAGAACAAACAATATATCAAAGAATAGCAGCAAATATGAATACACTTCCAAAATTTTTATATTTTCCGGCTGGAATTCCAACTATAGAGGATTTTTCTATCGATCAAAATATTGAAGTAGTTAATTTAATTGATGTAATTAAAAAGGGAACTGATATTGCTAGTGTTTATAATGAAATAAAAAAATATGAGAATAAAACTATAGGTACTTTTAGTGTAAGAGATATTATAAACTACTACACCATCTTAAATTCAAATTTTACAGAAACATATAATCAATTATCTGTATCTGGATATGAGTTTTATGGTATATCAACTCTTAAAGATGATATTAACAAAATTTTAGATGAAAATAATAATATTACAGATGATGAACTAGAAAGAATATGGAAAACAAAAAAAAATCGTGAAGGAACTTTTAATATAGAAATAGAAAAAAATAAAGAACTTGCAAATAAAACTCTAAATAAATTTTTACAATTTGATAAAATTGAAACATTAGAATACACACCTTTTAAATTAGAAAAAATAACTTTTGAATTCGAATTGAATGTGGAAAATACATCGTCTATACTTGAAATATTTAATACTATAGTTTTAAATAAGAATATACCTTTTGCTTCTACAAATAACTTTTATAAAATTTTAAAAGGATTTAAACCACCAATTGAATGGGTTAATCTCTTTGACCGAAGCACAAGTTTTAGAGATAGATCCAAGGATATAAATAGAGAAACAAATATTATACTTAAAATTCTAGAAGATAAAAAAATTAAAAATAAAGATAGATACATAGACATAATTATCAGTATGAAAGATATAAACACTATAAAGATAAGTACTAAGTATAATAAAAAATTTATTTCTACAGATAAAATAATAAACAATTGTCTAGATATACTAAGAACAAAAGAAAAACCTCAAAATATAAAAGAAGTTAATGTAAATGGAGTTTACTATATGTTTGAAAAAATAAATAGAGAAGTTATGTTAGATATGATACTAAATAATCCTACAATTTCAAACTTATTAAGTGTAAATGAAAGTTCAATATCAACTTTATCTTCGGTATACATATATTTTGAGAATAGTAATTTAGGAAAAATAAATTTAAATTTAACTCCTATAAAAGTTAGCAGTAAAAATATTAAACCCTTGTTATCAAGCAACATAGATGAGAAAAACATTCCAATAAATTCAAATATAATTAGAATAAGAATAACAGAATGCGATAATATAAACAAGGTTGAGAATTTTCAAAAGTTATTTTCAAAACTAATAAGCTTGTATAACAAAAATGAGAAAGATATTATGAAATTTTATAAAAACTATGGATGTAGTTTAGATGATAATGAAGAAGAAGACGAGGAAAAAATAAAAGTTTCTAAAAAAGAAGAAACAGATTTATATAAAATAGACCCATTTATTTTTGATAAAAAAACAAAATATACAACAAGTTGTGGCCCATTTAAAAGGCCTAAATATTTAACAAATGAAGAAGCAGAAATAAAAATACTAGAAGGAAAATCTGAAAATATAATTAAATTTCCAAAAGAAGAAATTGAAGATATATCGTATCCTAAATATTATATTTGCGATAAAGAACCTTATATTTATCCAGGATTACAAGAAAATAAATATAAACAAACAAAAGAACTAGTTCCTTATTTGCCTTGCTGTTTTGAAGTAAAACAAACTGATAAACCTGAATATAAGGATTATTATTTTACCGATGATATAGATAAAACATCGATAGCAACTTCAATCGGTAGTAGAACAACTAAAAGTAAATATATAGTAGAAAATATAAAAAGACCTTTAGATAGAAAAATTTATGGAGTATTACCCCCAAATTTAAAAAGATTATTTTTAATGGGAGACCAAGAAAATATTTATTATAGAGAAGGAATGCTCGATACTAAAAGTAGTTTTTTAAATTGTGTAATGCAAGCTTTAGATACAAAAAATTTTACAGCTAAGAGTGATTACGATATTTTAAATATTTTGGATAAAAAAAGAGCTGAATTGACTACAGATATTTCAGCTGGATATTGTAGACAAGAAATGTTTAACTATAATATAAACGAAATAAAAAATAAAATTCGAAATAAAGAAGAGTATTTAGATCCTAAATTATTTATTCACTTATTAGAACTACATTTTGATTGTAATATATTTTTATTTTCAATTAAAAATAATGGAGAATTTATTATACCCAATAATCTTCAGTGTTATTACAAACTTAAGAATAACAAAAGATGTATCTTTATAATAGAGCACACAAAAGTTAAAGATGGATATCCTAGATGTGAACTAATAATAAAATATAATCAGGTTGGAAGCATTCATACAAGTATTTTTAATTCGGACTATAATCTATCTAAACTTATTTTCGATACTTATGCTTCTTATATTAAATCATACGCTTTAAACACACAAGTTTCTCCTGTTAATCTAAGTTGGCCCTTGGAAAAGCTGGATATAACTTCTCAAATTTTTGATGCATATGGTAAAACTAGAATTTTAAATGTAAATTATAAGTCAAAAAAAATATCTTTATTTACTTCTCCAATACAGCCTGTAAATTTAGGATCTAGTTTTGAAATTACAGAACCTATAAATAAAGCAGATATTAAAACAGCAACTGAAATTTTAAATACTATAAGTGCAACAAATATACAAGAAATAGTAGAATTAAATGCCAAAAAACTCACAGGGAAAATTAATAACGTTATTTTACATATTTTAATTCAAGATGAAAAGGACGTCGATTCTAAAATACAATATTCAGCTATGGTAGAATATAATATGTATAAAAAATTATCAAGATATGTAATTCAATATGTATTCTGGTTATTTTCAATATATTTGAATGAGAACACAATTGAAGCTGAACATATAGCGGAAAAATATGATAATATATTTTATGAATTCAAAGATAATTATATTCAAATGGATAAAAATTTCGAATACAAAAATATTAAAAAAAATTTTAGCTTGGAAAATAGTGGTATAATAAACAACAAAAAACTTGTTATTAAGTCTGAAGATACGTTAAAAAGATTATTTTATATTTTACGATTAAAACTAACCAGAAATTTTGATGAAATTTTAAATTATAAAGATAGAATAACTATTGAAAATTACTACTTGGATATAACCGACTTTTCTTTTGAAAACAATCAATCTATTTTACAAGGAGAAAAAGCATTTTTTAGGTTGTTAAATGAAACAACTATAAATATAATATACAAAAAAATAAATTTTATAAAGGATGAAGATGAAGAAGAAAAACAAAAAAAGGACAAAGAAGGAGAGGAAGGAGAGGAAGGAGAGGAAGAAGAGGAAGGAGAGAAAAATATAACTGAAAACTTAGAAAGCAGCTATTTTTATGTAGTAAAACCCTATTTTTTTAAGAATAATATTATATGTGGGAAAAATATATATATAGCTCAAAATATTGATTCATACTTAAAAGGAATTAAAATTAGTATGATATGGAATAGGGACAAATATAATCCTGGAATAGACGTTAAAATTAACGACGATGATAATTTAAATCAAAATTTTACCTTATATTCATATACAACTAGTAACGATATAAAAGTATATAACGTGGAAGGAGAACGAAATAATTTGAATATTAAAATTATAGGATATAAAGTAGAAGATCCTAAAAAGAAAACACTTATTAATTTTTATACTGTTCTATTACCACTATAATAAAATTGTATTTTCTAAGTTCTTTTGTAACTTAAAAAATAAAAAAAAATGATTTTAAAATTAAATTTATAGAATTATTATTATATAATATAATTAATGCCACCAAAGAAAGTTTATAAGAAACTTGACCCAATAACACATATTCTCGAAAGAAGTGATATGTATGTTGGGTCGAAAAGATTGAAAAATATAGAAGAGTATATAGCCACTAAAGATGAAGATACTTTTAAAATATTTAAAAAATATGTAAATTCTTCTCCTGCAATTTTAAGAATTTTTGTTGAGGTTCTTTCAAACGCAATTGATAATGTAGAAAGAAGTAAAAATACAAAAACTCCTTGTACCACAATTAAAGTAAATATAGATAAAGAAACAGGCGAAACTTCAGTATGGAATGATGGCGATATTATTCCAATTGAAATACATGATGAGGAAAAAATTTACAACCATAGTTTAATTTTTGGAAATCTTATGGCTGGTTCAAATTATAATGATGAAGAAGAAAGGTTGGTTGCGGGACGCAACGGACTCGGGAGTAAATTGGCATGTGTTTTCTCTACAAAATTCATAGTGAAAGGATTAGACCCTAATAATGGAAAAGTTTTAGAGCAAACATGGACTAATAATATGAGAAATACAACTGACCCAAAGATTACTTCTACTAAATTAAAAACTGGTTTTACAAAAGTTACTTATTTTCCGGATTTTAAACAATTTGATTTAGAAGAATATTCAGATGATATAATTAATTTATATACTAAGTATGTAATTGATGCTGCTATGCTAACAAAGATTAAAGTATATTTAAATGAAGAATTAATACCAGTAAATAGTTTAGAAACATATTCTGAATTATATGACACTTCAATAGATGAAAAACTTTTTATAAAAAATAAAAATTCAGAAGTTTTAATTTGTCCTGCCAATATAAATGAATTTCAACATATTTCTTTTGTAAATGGTACATATACACGTTTAGGAGGAGTTCATGTTGATGCTTGGTCTGAAGTTATATTTAGGCCATTAGTAGAAAAATTTAATAAGAAAGATAAACCACAAGTTAATATTAAAGATATAAAACAATTTTTTAGAATTTTTGTTGTGGCAACTATTCCTAATCCTGAATTTTCATCACAGGATAAAGAAAAGCTTGAGGCGCCAAAAATAAATCCAGACGTAAAACAGACGGATATAAATAAAATTTTAAAATGGTCAGTTATTGAAGATATAAATGATATTATCAAAATGAAGGAGATGGTGGTATTAAAAAAAACAGAAAAGAAAAAGAAAGGTTATACAAAAATTGAAGGATTAGACCCAGCAAATAATGCTGGTGGAAAACTTGGATATCAGTGTTCTTTAATTCTATGCGAAGGTTTGTCGGCAAAAACATATGCAGTTGCAGGAATACAAAAAGGAGTGTATGATAAAGCAGGCAGAGACTGGTATGGAATTTTAAGTTTGAGAGGCAAATGCCTCAACGTAAGAAATTCTATTCCAACAACTATTGCTAAAAATAAAGTTATAACAGATTTAATTCAAACTTTAAATTTAAGACATGATTTAGACTATACGGAAGACAAAAATTATAAAACTTTATCTTATGGGAAAATTATATTTCTTACCGATGCCGATTCTGTTACATTTGATACACCTTGTATCATAAAAAATATAGAAACAGACGAAATAGAAATTAAACCTATTTCTGAGATAAATGATAATATATGGGTTGAAGATAAATTTACATTAAAACAATATAGTGATTGTGATAAATATTTAGTTTGGTCTGATAAAGGGTGGACAAAAATTAAATCTATAATGAGACATAAAGTAAATAAACCAATTTTTAGAGTATTAACACATACGGGTTGTGTAGATGTGACAGAAGATCACTCTCTTTTAAATAAAAATGGTGAAGAAATAACAATAAAAGATTGCGAAGAAAATGAAACAGAATTGCTTCATAATAAATATACCCAAGAAAAATTTATTAAGTATGATAATATAAATCAAGAATATGCGTACGCTCTTGGTTATTTCCAAGCAGATGGAAATTGTATTACAGATGCAAAAGTTAGACTTAAAAATAAAGATGGTTCGATAACATTATCGACTAATTCAAAATGGACTATAGAATGTGTAGAAAAAGAACCTTTAGAAAAACTAAAATTAATTTTTGAAAAATATGAAAATACTAATGTAAATATTGAAAAAATTGTAATAACTCAACCAAAAACACAATGTTTAAAATGTTTTAAAATTTTCAGAGATACTTATGAATTAAAAATACATTTAAATAATAAAACTTCTTGTGATGATCTGAAATTGTATTTCGAAATTAGAAAAGTTAAAGTATCAAAAGGTAGTTACTCTGAAAAAAGCGGTAGAACTCATAAATATACTTTAGAAGCGAAAGGAGTTAGAAAAGATATATGTATTAAGTATAGAAATATGTTTTATAATTCATTAAGAGAGAAAAAAATACCGAAAGAAATATTAAATAGTTCTATTGAAATTCAAAAAGCATTTTTAGAAGGATTTTATGCTGGAGATGGAAATAAAGGTATTAGAACTACAGATAATTTTGATGGAGAATATAAATGTCAACTAATGGGATTATTTCAAATTTTACAAAATTGTGGATATAAACCAAGTATAAATTGTTCAGATAAAAAATTGAATGTATATAAAATTTTAATGAGTAAAGAATATAATAAACCAGAACATAGAATAAAAAAAATTATTGATGTAAGTGAAAAATATGAAGATACATATGTTTACGATATTGAAACAGAAAATCATCATTTTCACGCCAGTATAGGAAATATAATTGTACATAATACTGATGGCCTAAATTTTTTTGGGCAAGTGATATTAAAAGTATTGCTAGTCTGGTATAACAGGCTACACATCCAAATTGCGGGAATATCTTGTTAAGTCTTTAATACTAAACTATTTGAGAAATCATATAGCGGTCTTAGTTAATTGCTAAGAGAGTAAAAATTTAAAGAATAGAGATAATCCGCAGCCAAGCTCCTAAGTCCATTATTGTAAGGATATAATACTCGAAATAAAAATAGAGTTGGAGAAGGTTCAACGACTAAATGGTTGTGGGCATGAAAGAATTAACAATTCTTGATGATTGCTTAAGATATAGTCTATCCCCATCTGAAAAGATGCTTTTAATAAAAATTATTAGTTTTATACATAACTAAATATTTAGAGTTAAAAGGTGTAATGATTCTAGAAAGAAATATCTAGATGAACTGGTATTAGAGACATATTTCGGGATTACTTATGAATTTTTTTCACTATCTCTTTCCTTCTCTTTTAGAAAGAGAGGATCCTTTTATTATTAGTATGTGTACACCAATAGTAAGAGTATTTAATCCGAAAGGAGATATACTATTTTACGATGAAAATAAATTTAGAGAATTTACAAAAGAACAACAAAGACAAAATAAAACTTTTAAAAGTAAGTATTACAAAGGATTAGGTACAACAAAACCGGAAGATGTACCTGATACATTTGGTAAAAAAATGATTGAGTATATAAATGATGATAATTCAACAACTAATATGAATAAAATATTTCATAAAAAGTTTGCTGATACTCGTAAAGAGTGGTTAGCTAATTACGATCCAAATCCAGAATTTTCGTTAGATGATGAAGGTGAAATTGTAGATATGGAAATTTCTTCATTTCTTAATAACGAGGTTATTAAATTCTCGCATAATGATTGTAGAAGAAGTATTCCATGCCTCTTTGATGGATTAAAAGAAAGTCAGCGTAAAGTACTTTTTGCGGTTAAAAAAAGAAATTTAACTTATAATAAACAATCTCTAAAAGTAGCGCAATTAGGTGGTTATGTTGCTGAGCATACAAATTATCATCATGGAGAGCAAAATTTATTTGAAACTATTATAAATTTAGCACAAGATTATGTTGGATCAAATAATATTCCTCTATTTTATAGGGATGGTATGTTTGGGACCCGGTTAGTCGGCGGAAAAGATTCGGCAAGTCCAAGATATATTTTTACAAAAATGGAGTCTATCACTCCTCTGATATTTAGAGAAGAGGATGATGTATTACTTGACTATGTTGTAGATGATGGCGATGTTGTTGAACCTAAATTTTATGTTCCAATTATTCCTATGATTTTGGTGAATGGAGCACTCGGAATCGGTTCAGGATGGTCATCTTCAATTCCATGTTATAATCCTCTTGATATTATTGAATGTATAAAAATATGGCTCAATAATGATGGAGAGGTTTTATTAAAAGACCCAGATGATGGAACCTTATTATCTATGTTTCCAGAAATTACTCCTTGGTATAGAGGATTTGAAGGAACTATTGAAAAAATAGATACAAAATATATTACATATGGTATAATTGAAAAAAATAAAGATAAGGTTGAAGTAATTGAACTTCCTATTGGAATGTGGACCGATAAATTTAAAGAAACAGCCGAAGATTGGTTAGTTGATAAGAAAATTAAAAGTATGAAAAATTATTCTACTCCAAGAAAGGTTAATTTTATAATTACAGAATCGGACGATGGTTTTTCTTGTAATTTAAATAACATGGGTTTATACTCGTATTTACATACTACAAATATGGTTTTATTTGACGAGAAAGAACAGCTTAAAAAATATAATATAGATGAAATATTAAACGACTTTTGTATTATGAGATATTCTTTTTACGTAAAAAGAAAAAAGTATATTGTTTCAAGTTTAGAAAAAGATTTGCGATACTTAGGTAATAAAGAAAGATTTATTCAAGAGATAATAGATGCAAAATTAAAAATTATGAATGTAGAAGAAGAATTGATTGTAAAAGAGTTGGAAAAAAGAAAGTATGACAAAGAAAATAAAAGTGATGATTCTGAAAATAAAAATGGATATAATTATCTTCTTAAATTACCTGTTAGAAGTTTAACTGCCGAACAAGTTAAGAAAATCAAGAATGAGATTTTATCCTTAAAAACAAAGCTTGATAATATTGTGAAGACTTCTGAAAAACAAATGTGGATAAATGATCTAAAAGAGTTTGAAGATGAGTATCATAAATGGTTAAAAATTATGAGCGAACATAAGGGAGAAACAAAAAAGATAAAAAATAAAAAGTAAAAAATAAATAACTAAATTATTTTTACACTTAAATTAAGTTTAAAAATAAGAAATTAAAAATAAAGAATAAAGATGATAAGACAATATTTAAGAACTGCTATTTTATCGGCAATTATTATAACTACTGGTATAGGTATACCAGTTATATATCATAGTACAAATGAGAAAAAAGTAAAAACAAAAGACTAAATTTATATTTAAGTTGTAAATATAAATTTTTATAATCGATCGATAGTATCCATATCACCAACAACATCTGCGGTTTCTATTATTACAGGTATTTTATTTTCTCCACACTTTGTTAGTAGATATTTTAAAGCTGTATTATTTTTCTTCCATATACAGCCTTCACATAGGCACTCATGTCTATCTTTTTTTGAACCAAGCGCAACCATACTATCATTTAAATGCAATAGATTGAATTTATCTAATCCAATATACTTATCAAACTCATAAAACATTTTATCGACATCATCCTGTTTTGATAAATCATAAATTCCAGAACCATGAATATGCGCGGTATCTATACAAATTCCAACATTATTTTTTTTGCTATTATCAATACCTTCAAAAACTTTGGCTATATCAGAGAAATTTTTACATAGCTTTGTGCCTTCTCCAGCGCAATTTTCCAATAATAGTTTTGAATTTTCCGAGAAATTAATTTTGTTAATACTTTTAGAAATAGTTTCTAAACCTTCTTTTGTTTTTTTATAAGAACCAGGGTGAATTACTACGCCATTTACTGGAGATAATAAAGATATAGTATTTAGCTCGTATTCAAGTTCGGTAAGAATTTTTGTAGTTTTTGTGTCTTGTTCTTTGTCTCCATTCCAAGCTAAACTTGCAACAGAACCATTTAAACTAGCTGTGTAGGGATAATGACTAAATATATTTATGTTATTTTCATTTGCTAACTTATACGTATTTACAATATCTTCTTTAGTTAGTCTTTGTCTTGTAAAAGACTTTGGATTTCCTAGAAAAAACTGAAAACTTTTCATATTATTCATAATAGCGGTTTCAATAGTAGGAAGAATTTGTTTGGAAAATCCAATATGCCCTCCTACTTGAATATCAATAGCTTCAATAAACCCCATTTGTAAAATTTTATAGAATAAATATTTTTAAAAAATCAATTTTTTGATTTAAAAATTTGAAAATTGTATGTAAATTAAAATGGAAAATCCAAGCAATAAAGAAGTTATCGATGCTCTTAATGTAGTATTTTTAAGTGGATATAACTTGTCACAAGAAGAAAATGAGTTTATTCTTGATAGTATAAACAATCCAAATACGATAGAGTTTATAAAATCTAATATTGAAAATAAGAATCCAACTGCAATATCAATTTATGAAAAATTAGAAAAATTGTATAATGAAATGGAGGAAAACAGAGCTTAAATATTTTTAGACTAGTATCTTAGTTTAAAAATAATTTACTATATCAGTATAAATATTAACATTTGTGAAATTATAACCTTGATTCCAAAGGTATTTGCTTTTGTTAAAATCTGCAATACCAACATCTATTGGATCTCTTTCTTCATATATGGTTATGTTTATATTTGGATTTGATACCATAATTGTGTTTAAAATTTCATAATATTCTACTTGTTGGAAAATAATATCAATCAATCTTGATGCTATATTTACTATATTATTTTTTTTTGTAATATCGGGATAGTCTTTTATTTTTTTACCGCAAACAATAGCATCTATAGATATCGATTCATTAGGAAAATTTTTCAAGCAATAATTTATACCTTCATATACCAGTATATTTGAAGATAAACCACCATCAACATATAAATTATCTTTAAATTCATACGGCGGAAAGTAAATAGGTATAGCAGTTGAACTCATTATGATATCTGTAAACCCATGTGTTTGTATGTCTATTTCAGAAAATAATTCAGAGCCTCCAGTTACTAAAGATGTTGCGCTTATTAAAACAGGTCTTATAGGATTTCTACCTTCAAAAACCTTGCTTAAAGTATTTTTTAGAGGTTTAGTATCATATAAACTTTTTCCGTTTAAAAAATAAGTTGGAGAATATACTTGGTTATTAGTGGTATTAAACCATAAATTTTTGTAATCTTCAATAAATAGTTTTTCTTGCCCTTTTTCGATAGTTGATAAATATGCTGCATTAATACTTCCAGCAGAAACACCTGTAATAATGTTCCAATCACCGCCATATCTTTCCATTAATGTACTTGCAACACCAATTTCAAAAGCTCCTAGTGGACCTCCACCGGAAAGACTTAATACTTTACATGCTTCTATTGTAAAAGTGTAAATAACAAACGTTAATAACTTAAACATTTATTTTAAAAATATATTTTATTTAAAGATAAATATTTATAAAATAAATGTCTGAACAAAAACAAAACTTTGAACATTCTGAATGGGAAAAAGAAAATAGTCTTACATCAAACTTGGATCGAGATAGAGTTAATAAATGGAAGCCAGAACAATCTGAACCAGTTTTAAGTGATGAACAAACTAATGAAGCTATGAAAGTACTAAACAATACAGATTTTATCGATAAGTTTCCAAGAGTAGATAGAACATATGCCGACCCAATTTTATCTATGCAACTATACGGTTTAATTAGTTTCACACCTGCAAAAGGAGCAACTCCAAATGAAAATGGCGTATATGGGTTTGCAAAGTTAAGAGGAAATTTTGCGTCTGAGATTGAAGCAAGTCAACGAGCGGAATTTTTGATTAAGAATGTAGATTCTTATCATCAAATATATCATACATATGTAGGAAGACCTTTTCCAATTACAAATTCATCTAAGTATTCCGCCGAAACTACAGAGGTAGATATTAGAAAACAAACTGCAGAATCTGTTTCACAAAATGTTCGAGAAAAGAGATTAGATGAAGAGAAGGAAATTAGAGAAATTAAGCAACGCGAAGAAAAGTTATTGGAAGAAACTAAGAGGGAAGAAATAGATACATACGACGATTATATTACTCAAAAGGTAAAGTTGGCACAACTTTCTTTCACTTATTTAGAGCATCAAAAGAAGATGGAAGAAGTTAAAGGAATTATTATTAATACAAGAGAGCTTATTAAAAAGCTAGATGACGAATTTCCTGATTATAAGACTAGTTATTATGAAAAGTATATGCAGGCCAGAAGAGATGCTGGTATTAAGGAAACATCGGATGATTTAAATGCTAATTTCCTAAAGTTTTTAGTTCAAGATGCGGAACTTGGATTTTAAAAATATTTAATTTTAAAACATAAAATTAAATATTAAATATGAACAATAAACCTTTATGCTATGTAACTATGTTTTTTGATATCGGAAGAGATAAGTGGAAAAATGTATTCACAAGAACCTTTGAACAATATTTAAAAGAATTTGAACCTTTTATACCTTTATTTAATAAAAACACATGTAAAGATGATTTACTGGTTGTATTTATAGATAAAAAATGGGAGAATATGTTAGATGAAAAAATTGAGTTTTATAAAAAAGATGATAACAGCTTTAATATAAGAGTAATAGGGATAGATAATAATTTTATGAATTTTCTGCCTATGTGGAATACACTTAAAAGAGAAAATGAAGTTATGCATGGGCAATATTTTAAAACTATAGTAGCTCAACGACATGTGTATCCAGAACATAGTTATCCAGAATATACTCTTATAAATCATTGTAAAATTGATTTAATATGCGCCCTTATCGAATCTAAAAAAATAAATTATGATTATTATTGTTGGGTTGACTTTGGATTTTTTAAATTAAAAGAGAATATTCCTAAAAAATTATTAGATATAAATAAGTTTAATTTACAGACTATAAATTATACTCTGATAAATACAATAGATGACTTAGATAAAAATGTGTATTATACTTTAAAATATGCTCCGGAAAAAGTTGGAGGTTATTTTTTTCTCGGACATAAAAATAAGTTAAAAGAGTTTCAAAAATTATATCATGAAATTCTAAACTACTTTCAAAATACTTTAAATATAGTTGACGATGACCAGCACTTAGTTCTTCAGTGTTACTTTAAAAATCAATCTTTATTTACTATGCATTACTTGGGTAGTTGGCATAGTGTTTTACGAGAATATCAGCAAAAATAACACCTTTAAAAAAGATATTTAAAATAATAATATTAAATATAAAATGTCAAATATAAATTATGAGTTAATAGCATTTAAAGCAATTTCCGAATTTACAAAGGAACTTTCGCAAAATTTTACTACAAAAGACAAAAATCATTCTTTAAAGTTATATGAACATCTTCTTAATAAAACAACTTTATCTCACGACAAAGCTATAAAAAAACATGTAGATGCTTTTAGAACTTTTTGTATTGACAATAGAGATGCTATTAAAAATAAAAATATTTCTTTGTTGAAAAACAAAAAAGTTAATTATTCTACTAGAGTTTTCATAGATTTTTCTACTATTTTTAAGGAATCAGATAAAGATACTACAAATATTATATGGAAACATCTTTTAACTATTTCCGCTTTAGTTGATCCCGCAGGAAAAGCAAAAGATGTATTAAAAAGTGCTTCTGGTACAAAAGAAGCTGATTTCTTAAATAATATTATAGATAAAGTAGAGTCAAGTGTAAATCCTAATTCGAATCCTTTAGAAGCAATAAGTTCTATTATGACTTCTGGAGTATTTAATGATTTAATTACAGGTATGAATAATGGTATTCAAAATGGAGAATTAGATTTAGGAAAGCTAATGGGAACTGTTCAAACTATGTGTTCAACATTATCTAATGATATTGGTTCTGAAAATACTATGGATAATCCTATGAATATGTTAAATAGTTTAATGAGTAGTATGAATACAGGAAAAGCTTCTTCTGAAAGTGCTGCTGATATACCAGATTTAACAAGTCTTTTAGGTCCTATGCTGACAACCTTGACTAATAATTCTTTACCAACTAATCTTACTGAAAAAATAAATAGTCCAAATATGTCGACTATTACAGAACTATCAAGTGGAAGTGAACAATCTAGTTTATCAAGCGCAAATAATGATTTAGATTAAAATAATATTTTAATACCATATAATTAGGTATTAAAATAAAAATAGTTTACTTGGATTTATTTATTTTTCGAACCCATTTTATATCTTTGGCATAAACTTTTGAATTTTTTGGACTAGTATTTTTTGTTAGTACCTTTACTGCATTTAATTTTTTTATAAGAGTTGAATAACCATAAGCTTTTAAGGATTTTTTTAGAGCAGAATGCCTTTTTTTATCACTCGTAGCTGTAGAATATCCATATTTTTTTAGGGAACCTTTTTTTAACTTTGGTAAAACTCTATTCGATTTTTTTCTTCTTTTACTTTTCGCAGTTTTTCTTCTTTTACTTCTTTTACTTGATTTTCTTTTCGTAGATTTTCTTTTACTTGATTTTCTTTTCGTAGATTTTCTTTTCGCAGATTTTCTTCTCGCAGTTTTTCTTTTTCTAGTTCTACCATTACCAAGATCTATATCTTCATCATCTGTTTCTTTATCTTCTTTTATAGACGCTTTGCTTAATCTTTTTTCGGTAATACTCTTTTGTCTTTTATTTTTATTTCTTAATAATGTTAATCTTACATTTTCATCCTTATTTTCTACAGGAATATTTTTACGTGAAGTAAAAGGATTTTTGCGGCTAGGACCTTTTGTTATCTTTTTATTTTCTTCTATCCAACATTTCCCTCTAGGACATGTCGATAATAATTTTGAGATTTCTTGATTATTAATATTTTTAAAAATATCTGTATAATCAGTTATTCTATTATCAACACTATTTCCAATCTTATAAATTTCTAAAGCTTTAAAATACCCAATTTTATTTTGAATATCATTTAAAAAATCAAAACTTGGCCATTCTCCACCTCCTTCAAGTTTGAGTATTATATTTTGATAGTATTCTATTTTTCTGGTTGGAGTATCATTTTCAATATTGATTTCCGAAAATGAAGTACATAAACTACCTATACATCTATCTTTTGACTTTGCATTCATATTTAGACCAGAAAATGCATTAGATAATATTTCATTTTTAATATTTTTTATTTGCTTTATACAATAGTTACATGCTTCCAATTTAATTTTATTAATTATCTCTTCAACTATATCAGGTAGTTTCTTTTCAACTGCCAACATTAATGGTGTATATTCATGCCTATTCGCAAGGGTATTATATAAATATTTAATGCTATGTGTTTTTATAAAATATACAGCTAATTTATCATTCTCTTCATTCAGTAAAGTAAATAAAAATCTAGAAAAATCGTGATCTTCAGGTACATTTCTTCTATATTCATCTAGTTTGTTAACCATTTCTATTTTTAATTCTTTATCTTCAGATGGTTCCATTTATTTATTATTATAAATATAATTTAAAACTCTAAAAAAAACTAGTTATCTTAAAATTTGGAGGATTATAAACATGCAAAGAAACAGATAAATCATTTTCTATATTATGAACACTATGATAGCCTATTTCATCTTTCATAAAACTTATATCTCCAATTTTTTGAGTATTATATTTTATAAGTTCAAACTTACTATTATAAATTTTTTCTTGAATAGAACCTTGTAACACTTTTAACCAACATCCAATTTCTGGATGATTATGAACTTTTGATTTTTGACCTATATTCCAAGATATTATGTAAATATCAAAAATATCTGTTTCGAAAACTTTTATTTTATTATAGGTTGTTTCATTCTTAATTATATAATTTTTCCAATCATCCCCGTCATAGTTATTTATTAAGTCTCTAATTTGATTATCCGTAAAAGTAATATTATTAACAAGTAATTTATTTAGTTGTTCTCCTAACTCGGTTATAAGCATATTTTTATTTTTTATTTAATACTATTTTTAATATTAAATAAAAATTTTTTTAAACACAAAGTTAAATTACTTTTTACTTTTTGCTCTTCTTTCTTCTACCACCCGACTTCTTTCTGTTTTTAGATTTTCTCTTACTACCTGACTTCTTTCTACCGCCAGATTTTCTCCTACCTCCCGACTTCTTTCTACCGCCAGATTTTCTTCTACCGCCCGACTTCTTTCTGTTTTTAGATTTTCTTCTACCACCCGACTTCTTTCTACCACCATCATCATCATCATCTCTATTACTTTTTGATTCTTCAGTACCTCCGTATACTATATTTAATACATCTCCCATAATATAATCAGATGCTTGAACATTCCTAGAAAATTCATTAAAGAAGGATCGATTTTCAACATCTTGACTTATAATATATTTCCTTCTTGTATATTTTTTTCTTTTTATATTTTCAATATCTTCATCTGACAAATGTCTTCTCTCACCTGCAAAATCAAATTTTTCAAATTCAACTTGTATATCTGAAACATCAAAATATTTATTTAACACTAAATTTATATACTCAGAATATGGTTCATGATAAAAATCATAATCTGCATAAAATGTACCTGCAAATATTTCTTTTACTTCTTCTTCTGAAAATAATAAATTATATGCAAGAGACTCAATAAGACCAATTATAGAATTTGGATTAAGTTGTACAAACCTATAAAAGGGGTCTAGGTCAAAAAAATCATCATATGGTAAATTATCACTACCAAAAACTATATGTTTAAAAACTTTACATAGAACCCAATCTTCTGATGAATAAGCATTTTTTCTTTCATAAGTTTTTCTATTTTGCAATAAAATAGATGGTGATTCTAAGTTTATTAAAATTTTATAACCCTTATCCCTGTACTTATCAATTCTACCTAAAGTAAATACATTTCCTTCTAGATATGGTTTTACATAGTCTGGAGATAGTATTCCTTCTTTATTTAATACATCATTTGGGTTTATTTATTGCAAAAATATTTATTCCATCATACCATGTTTTACAAAAACTTAAATCAAATGATTTAACAACATCTACCAAAGATTTTTCGTTTTTAACAACTAATATATCTATATACAATCTAGGTCTAAAGTTAATCATAAATCTCCCTATTATATCATTTTTTCTGAAGAATGAAGCGTCATAAGGTGGTAATGTATAACTACACTTATTCACAAATTTAGCATCCGGAAATAATTCAAAAATACCTTCTACAAGATTTTTAGCTTTATTAAAATGAACGTATGTATCGTAATCAGTTTTTTTTAAAACGCACTTTTACATTTATATGGTTTAAAACTTCTTAAATTACTACCACGATGAAATGATGATAATACAGAACCACCCGCTATAACAGCTCCTGTACTTCTTAATAAATTTTTAAACTGATTCAATCGTTCAGTATTAATTCTAAAAGCAGTAGTTAAATTTCTTTCAAAATTTTCATTTGGTAAAACACTCATTTATAAATAATAAAAGAAAATAAGAAAATAATTTTTTTTTTTAAATACAAGTTAAATTTGATAATTCAGTATTGAATTTGTTTGTATCTTCAATACTTAAAATTTCACATCCTACTTCAAATGCTTTTTCTCTCAGAGTATTCATAATTTTATATTCTTTGTTATCTATTTCAAGCCCTTGTGCTTTTCTTTTTTCCATATACTCGCATTCATCTCTAAAATAATCAAGTAATGTTTGAGATTGTTTTAGTAGGCCCGGTTTTATCATTTTTTTTAACTTAAATGCTTTTGGGTCCTTAATTTCAACCCCATTTTCATCTTTATATTTAAATATTTGTCTCGAAATATCAAAACATATATAAGCTATACTTCCATCTTCTAATTTTACTATATGATCAAACACAAACTGCGCTACACCTTTTATTCCATCATGTAAATATTTATCGTTAAACTTACTTTCTATCTTACTTTCTATTTCTGTTTGAGAAGGGAAAACATTAACTAGAAATTTATTGTTATTTATTGTATTATTGGTGATAGTCGGTCTATCTATAGCTTTATTTGCTATCTTATCAAATTTATTTTGAAGATCCTTAATTTGCTCTTTATAATTTTCTTCTTGTGTTTTATAATTAAGATTTTCAACTAGTAGGCGTAAATTATCTTTTTCTTTTTCTTTTTCTTTTAAAGTTTCTTCTAAAACTTTTACTTTTTCACTAAGTATTTTTATCTTATTATTTATTTTTTTTTCTTTAATTATCTCATCTTTATTTTTTTTTGCTTTACAAATATTAGTATGATTTGTAAGAACACATTTCCTACTAAATTTTTTTTTACAAAACTCACATTCAAATAAAAAATTTAATTTATTCTGTAAATCAAGACAATATTTTGCTGTTTTTTGATGGTTATTTAAGGATGATTTTGACGTAAATATTTTATTACAATAATTACATTTTAATTTTTCTATTTCCAAATTTTTTTTTACTTTACATACATTATAATGTTTTTTTAAACTATAAATGTTCTTTAAAGTTTTATTGCAATATTCACAATCACTATTCATTTTTAATAGAATAATTTTTTTTTTTTTTTTTATATAAAAATAATTAAATTTCTATAATTAACCATAAACCAGTTTACAATTTTTCTTTTAAAAAATTCTTGAAATTTCATTAAAAAATATAAAATATTTGACCTCGAAATTTTTGTAAAAATATAAATTGAAAAACATTAGTTTACTTTTAACCTATATTTTTGATGATAGAAAGAAAACATGAAAATAATTTTTTGCAGGTTAAAATTGAAAATTTCGAAAAAAAAATTGTGTGTGTGTTTTCTTATTTTTTAAAATCCAAAAATTTAAAAACTCCAAAAACTCCAAAAACTCCAAAATTTCGGAGGAGATGTTTTTAAAAAATGCTTTTGTAAAAAATAAATTTCTGGAAAATAAAAAAAATTATAATTCTGAAAAATATTTTTTGAAAATCCAAAAATCTAAAGTATCTCCTTCAAAAATTTTGATTCTTTAAAAAAAATTGAAAATAAAAATATATTTTCTGAACACATTTCAAGTACCATGGAAGATAAACTCGCCAAAAGTGCAGCCCGTGTTGAAAGATTAAGACTCGAAAAAGAAAAAAAGAAAGAAAAAAGAATTGAAAGAGATCGTAAAAGACAAGAAGAAAGAGTGGCAAAGGCACAAGCAAAACCAAAGGATCCTTTTTACTTTTTTAAACAAGAAGAAATTTTAAAAATTAAAGCAGAATTTCCAGAGTTTGATAAAAAAACGATAGATAAAGAGGTACAAAAGAGATGGAAAGTAGAGAAAAGTAAGAAGTAAAAAGTAAAAATTTAAACTAAAAGGTAATATTTATAAAATTATTAAAGCTAGTAATACCTTTAATAATTTAAAAAGTAAAATTTTAAAAAAATAAAAAAATAAAAAAATTAAATAAAAAAAATCATAATATAAAATGGAAACAACAGACTTAATAGGAATTACAATAAATAGAGAATTTTATTGTAAGGTAAAAGATTGTCCTGAATATCTTCTTTTGAAAACAAAATCCCGTTCAGCAACGGATCATTCAAATATTCATAAAGATACTGATAGTTATGGGAGAAAAAAAGATTGGAAATGCGATAAATGTCCATCCTTTTTTACTTTTACAAATGATAAACAATTTTATAGTCATATGGATGAACATGAAAGTAAAAGAAAAAGAGAAAATGTCGAGAATAAAATAGAACAAGAAAAAAAAACACTATTAATTTTCTTTAAAGCGTTTAAAGATATGTTCGACATAGAATATAATAAGGACAAATATATTGAACAAATTGTTAGAATAATGAAAAATCGTAATTATTCCGAACAACAAACTTTATGGTTTAAAAAACGTTTTAGTGAAGCTGTTGAATACGTAAAATATAATGCAATAAAAAATATTGAAATCCCAACTAATATATTTGATGCAAAAAAACATATAGAACTAAACTATTTAAAAAAAATAATGTTGAACAGTTCCGTAGACTTAAATAAAGATTTGATGAACCAACCAGAGGCTTTAAAAACATTACGAAATATTATTTTAAACGAGATGCACACAATATTAACTATAAATTCGTTTAGGGGAATAAACGCATTTGTGGCAGATAATAGTTATAATTATGCGGAAATATTATATTACATAGAAAATTATAGAAAAAAATTGGTAGAAAGTTTTGCATATATAGCTGAACCTAGGGTAAATGTAGAAGATGTTATTAATTTTCTAGTTGAAATGCAAAGGGAGAAGGAAAAAGAAACAGCTAATATTCTAGTGGGAATGAAAAGAAAAAGAGGTGAAAACTATGATGAAGGAAATAATAGGCGTAAAAGAAGTAAAAGAAGTAAAAGCAGACGTAAAAAGACTAAAACTAAAACTACTAAAAATAAAAGAAGTAAAAGTAAACGTAAAAAGGGTAAAAGCAGACGCAAAAAGAGTAAATATTAAAGCTATTTTTCAGCTTTAATATTTGTTAAAAAAAATAATTAAATTTCTATAATTAACCATAAACCAGATTACAATTTTTTTCTAAAAATTTCTTGAAATTTCATTAAAAATTATGAAATATTTGACCTCTTTTTTTTTGTAAAAAACAAATTAAATTACGTTACTTTACTTTTAACCTATATTTTTGATGATAGAAAGAAAATATGAAAATAATTTTTTACAGGTTAAAATTAAAAATTTTGGAAAAAAAATTGTGTGTGTGTTTTCTTATTTTTTAAAATCCAAAAACTCCAAAAACTCCAAATTTCGGAGGAGATGTTTTTAAAAAATGCTTTTGGAAAAAATAAATTTCTGGAAAATAAAAAAAATTATAATTCTAAAAAATATTTTTTAAAAACTGATTTTTAAAAACATCTCCTTTAAAAAAATTAAAAATAAAAATATATTTTTTGAACACATTTTAAGTACCCATGAAAGATAAACTCGTCAAAAGTGCGAATCATGTGTGTAGAAAGATTAAGACTTGAAAGAGAAAAAAATAATAACTTTAAAAATATTATACTTAATAAAAATGAATAATTTACCTTCTACATCTGCACCAGTACCTGAAATTGATTTACAAAATGAAGAAGGAGAAACAGCTCTTATTAGAGCATCTAGATCAAATAATATAAATGAAGTAAATAGACTTATAGCATCAGGTGCCGATGTTAATTTACAAAATGAAGAAGGAGAAACAGCTCTTATGCTTGCTTCTATGAATGACAATATAGAAGTAGTAAATTCTCTTATAGCAGCAGGTGCAAATGTTAATACACAAAGTGATGCAAGACTTACAGCTCTTATGCTTGCTTCTTATGCTTGCTTCTGATGAGGGTCATACAAATATAGTAAATAGACTTATAGCAGCAGATGCAAATATTAATATAACAAATGAAGAATTTGATTTTGATACTGAAGATATAGATGAAAGAACTTTTAATTTTACAACTTGTAAAGACATAATTTCAGATGAAAATGAAAATATTACTGATTATTTAGCTGAAACAAACACATTTTTATTTATAAATGGTAATCCTAATGAAATAGGAACAAGCATTATATGTTTTAGTAAAGATTATTTAACACAATTTATATCAAATAAAAATGATAACTGGTTTTATGAATGTAATGGAAGACTTCTTGAATGTGGAAGTCGCTCTATGTCTTTTATAAATTATCCTTATCTTAAAATATTTATAAATGATGATGGATTAACAGGATTTGTACCACTAATACAAGTACAAAAAATACTTCAATCTAATTATAAAATATATTATATAAATCCTATGTTAGATAGAGATGGAACACAAAAAATGATTACTCATACTGCTACATGGCAAAATTCATATGGTCCTATTGAAAGTATAAATTATCTTAGTGCTAATCATTGTCAAGCAGGAAGTAATATATTAGTTTATAATTTAAAAGTATGTAGAGATCCAGAAAGATGTATTAGAAGTATTATGTCTTAATAACTAAATATTAAAGATGTTATTATCTTTGATATTTTTTACATAATAAAAAAAATAAAAATGAATATTTAAAAAGGAATTTTAAATATCAGTATGAATTGCGAATATTGCTTAGAAAGTTTTAAAACTAATGATGAACTTGCAAAACATACAAAAAAATGTTCAAAGTATAAAGATGTGTTGTTTGTATGTAAAAAATGTAAGTTTTCAACTGCTGGTATAATTAATATTGATAAACATATTTTATTATGTAAAGAAGAAATAAAAGAAGATAATCTATCATATGAATTACTTTCAGGTGAAGAAGGTGAAGAAGAAAATATACAATTAAAAGTTCTATTAAGAATAGAAAAAAAGCTTGATAAATACTTTAAAAATAATAAAATACCGAAGATAATATCTGATATGCCAGCGCATTTTATATTTCCAGAAATAAAGGAAAAGGAAAAACCTGTCATAGTAAATCAAAGGAAGAAACAAAAAGAAGAAAACAAAAAAGATTTATCTGAAATAGAAAATTTAGATAAGATAATCTTGAAGGATGAATATTCAAAAATAATAGAGGATATTTCTATGTGTAATAATAATTCTAGCTTATCCCAAAAATCTTCTCCTTCATTACCTGGATTTAAAAAGAATACTTATAAACAACTTAAAATAGCTAATATAGAATTGGCAACTGAAATTTCAGCTGATGAATTAGAGACTAAAGTAAATATTAAGAAACAAGAAATAGAAAATAAGAAAAATGCGTATATCAATATTATAAAAGAGTCTGAAATAATCTTTAAAGAGTGTTTTGAAAATATAAAACAAAATAGAACCTATTCTAAAAGTTTAGAAAATATAAAAAAAGCTAGACTAAGACTAATAGAATGTATGCCACATAACAAATATATAAAATTGCTGGAAGGTCATGTTAAAATTCTAGAAAATATCTTTAAAAATTTAAAGGAATTTCCAAACAGAAAAATTGTAGATACAATTTCAAAGAGCATGAATAGTATAGATATGAGATTAATATCATACGGTTCATATTTAAACACTAGTTTAGAGATAGATGATATTCAAAGATTTAAGTCGTCCTTAAATTTTTTTAATGACTGTCCAAGTTTCTTTATACCTATAGATAAAGAAGAGTTATTTCGTAAATTTTTTACATATGGTGCAGCTTTATTTACGTTAAAAGATATGATTGGTATGTTTGTACCTAATAACTATGGTTTTAACAATATTATATATGTTAAATTAAAGAGTACACCAGATGAAGAGACTGATCCATATAGTTTTTATATTTTGGAAGATGTAAATAGTACAAAAAAACCCGAAAAAAGATATTGGAAGATGGATTGTAGATTAGAAGAATTATCCAATAATTTTATAGATAATATAAAACCTTATTTGATAGAACTTTTCAGAAGATTATATTTTAGTAGTTTTAATGATAATGAATTTAGAAAAGATTATACAACATCAAGTTGTATAACAGAATATGATTGCGAGCAGTTACTACATAGTATTCATATCTTAAGTAAGCCAAAAGAGTTTAATATACTCTTACGAAATACTATAAGAAAATATTGTAGTTATTTACCAACTATAAATGATAAATTTAATTTACATGGTGATGATAATGTACAAAAAAAGAGATTTGTAAAAATAAAAGAAGATGAGGAACAGATGGTTGAATCAGTTAAAATGTTATTCGATAATATTTCAACGACAGATGCAGTTGATTTTTGCAGAACTTTATAAAATAATATGCTATTTGTTATTATTTTTCTTAACTATAATAGGTTAAGAAAAAAATAAGATATAAAAGTTTTTTTTAATGTTATTAAGATGAATAAGTTGAAATTAGAAGAAGATTTTTATTTTTTTAAGTGCCCTAATTGTCATGATGATATTATTGTACATAAACATGAGCTCAATTGTAGAATATTTAGACATGCTATAATGAAAGATACATATAAACAAGTTGATCCGCACTTACCGAAAGTTTTATGTGATAAATTAATTGAAGAAAATAAAGTTATAGGATGCTGTAAACCATTTGAAATTGTGTATACTAATAAAGATGGTTATTATTCTATAATTTGTGAATATAAATAATTTTTAAATCCATTTAAAATATAAAAATTAATAGATAAAAATGGATATACCTAAAAAAATATTTCAAACATGGGAAGTAAAGGAGAATAAAATGACAAAAGATATGCAGAAAATAATAAATACATGGAAACAATTTAACCCAGAATATGAATATCATTTTTACGATAAGAATGATCGCGAATTATTTATAAAAAATAATTTTTCAAAGCAGATATACGAAGCATATTCTCGAATAATACCAGGTGCATATAAAGCTGATTTGTGGAGATATTGTATTTTATACAAGTATGGAGGAGTTTATGTAGATATAGATACGATATGTATGAATAGTATAGATAAATTTTTATTTCATCAAGTTGAATTTGTAGGATTAATTGATTTTAATAGAGATTCAATACTAATGGAAGGTAATCATAATTTAGCTAATGGTTTTATAGCATCTATACCTAATTCTAAAATTTTAGAAAACTGTATTAATATTATTGTGTATCAGGTTGAAAAAAATATTATACCTCATTCAAAACTTAATTTTAGTGGTCCTG